TCGTTAATAAATAACTGAAAATATTTAAAATAAATAATTGTTTTAAATATTTTATCTAAAAATTTAAATAAATACTTACTAAGTTGCGAAATATAGCAAAAAATAAAAAATAGTGTCTAAATATAATTTGTTAAATTATCTTTAAGTAGTTTATAAATTATTAATAACGAAGCTACCGCGTGGGGGGCGGTCTCCCCTCCAACATTATATTTTTTTATAAAAATAACAATATCCTTTATTAGTAATAATATTATTTTCACTTACTTCATTTACTTGAGTATCATTAAAATGATACCATTTACCATTCGCATTTTTAACAAATGATGTATAATGTCCACCTAAACAACCACCACTATGATTACAAACACCAAATAAATCATATTTAAAAGTTTCTTTGTCATATCCTACTACATATTTACTTAAATCTAAATTATTAATTGGAGTAGTTATAATAGTATTTATTTTTTTATTAAAATTATTAAATCTTTTAAATGAAATTATTAAAATATCAGGAAACTTCCAAAAATTAATAGATTTATTTACATTTTGTTTTTGGTTTGTTTTTTCATTAAACCAAGCATTATCTCCACACAAATTTTCAGGTGTTATATATAAATCTAAACAACTATATATATTACAAGAGTGTATATTTTCAGGAATTGGTAAATCAATTAAACTAAATGGTTCAGGTTTACATGATAATAAAGTTTTATTATCTTCAGAATGTAATAAAGAAACATGTATTCCATAAAATAAATTTAATAATTCTGAATAAGTTTCAGAATACATATTTTTAATCATGCTAAAACATTCTTTTGCCATATCATCCGTTTTATTTTTAGAACTTCCTGTTATATTCATTTCTACTTTTCTTTTTAATGAATTATGAAAACAATCAATAATAAATACTAAAAATTCAGGTAAATCATTTTGGGCAAATCCACTAAATAATTCTATATTTTTATTTTGAGATATTTTTTGAACAGTATTTACATATCTATTTGGCGAAATTACACAATTTTGTGACCACATTAAATTTTTTAAATTTTTCCATTCAATTAATAAAATACTGTCGTCTATTTTATTTAATGAATTAATATCAACATTATCAAGCATTTCATTAAATAAATAACAATGAGATAACATTTGCATACAAGAATTTAAATAACATGTATTACCTAAATTAGCTAGACCAGATAATCCTTTATTTTCATATTTAGATAAGTCAATTGACATTATATATATTTATAATAACTATATGGTTTATATTTAAACACATTTTATAAATATATTTAATATATGAATAATTATCAAAATAATAATAACAGTAATGATTATAATTTCCAACAGTATATTTATACAACTAATAATTATATAAATACATTAAATAATAGTATTAGTTATTTAAATCGTAGTACTGAATTGTTAAATCAAATGTATAATAATGTAGATCATTATTTTTATTATAATCAAAATAATTTTGTACCAGTAAATAATAATAGAAGAAGAAGAATTAATAATGATGAACCTGATTCTGAAGTAGAACCAATTCAAGAACCTGTTCCAGAATATCATAATAACTTTCCTAACATTGTTCCAGAAGAACAACATGAAGAAGAACAACATGAACAACATGAACTAGAAGAACTAGAAGAACAAGAAGAACAAGAAGAACAAGAAGAACAACAAGAACAAGAAGAACAAGAAGAACAAGAAGAACAAGAAGAACAAGAAGAACAAGAAGAACAAGAAGAACAAGAAGAACAAGAAGAACAAGAAGAACAAGAAGAACAAGAAGAACATGAAGAAAGAGAAGAAGTAACAAATCAAAGAAATAATAGATATCGTCGTCTATCTAATTATAATTTAGCAGAAACAGTTGCAAGAAATATTATTAAAGTGAAATATAGAGAAATAGAAAATCCATCTGAAACAATCTGCCCAATTACACAAGAAGATTTTGAACCGGACGATGATGTAGCAGTTATGCAACATTGTGGACATATATTTAAATATGAGTCATTAATAACTTGGTTAACAAGACATCAAACTTGTCCGAGTTGCAGATTTAATATTTTATCAACAAGTAATTTAATAAGATATACAGATACATTTTCTAATGAACAATTATTTTTAACAAATTCTCAATTTAGAAGACATTTTGTAAGAAGATTATTTGAAAATTTTATTGATCCATCTAATAATTCAAGTAATGTTCTTTCAATAGCATTAAGGTAATTAGTTATAAATGTTTTCTATTATTTTTTGTCCATCATTATTAATAAGTATAAGTTCAACTGGAGCAACAGGTTTTTCTATATAAAAAATTATCTTAGCCAATTTAAAAATGTATCTATTATAAACATAAATTTTACTTTTTTTTAAATATTGCGGATTTTGTTTTTTAATAGATTTTATAAAAATTGCAGTATATAAACAATATATAGGATTAATATATCCAGTATTTTTTGTATCAAATTCAAATTCAAAATTTTGTTTATATTTATATAAATCTAACCATTGTGAAGTAAAATTTTGAAAATCATCATTAGTATTAATATTTCCACTTAAGTCAACTTTTATAATAGGAAAATTAGTATAATCATAAATAGCAACCATTCATTAAATTTATAAAATATAAAATTTAATGAATAAAAACTCACTATTTAAATAATAATGAACCAAATGGAGAGAAATATGGTAATAATACAGGTTTTTTATTTAAAACAGAAGAAACTTTTTTTGAAACAAATTTTTTATCAACAACTACTTCAAAAGTATAATTTTTAAACCAGTCAATATTCATATAAAAATTTCCTTTAAATCCAGATTTCTCTCCCCAAGAATTTTCAATTAAAAAACCATCAGTTTTACCTTTACCTAAATTATATCCTTTAATTACTACAGCATGATTAGGTTGAGTTTGTCTATAATCGAGAGAATTACATTTATCCATAATATTATTAAATCCAAATATATCATTATAATTAAAAGCATTTGTATCAAGTATTCCATGTTTTCTTGATATAAATTTACCTGTATCCATACCTGTCCATACTGCTTCATTTGAATCAATTGATTTTTTTACAGCATCAATCATTATATCAATTGGAACATTAATATAATTTGTTAATTTACCTTCATTAACATTAAATGCTAATTCTACATTATATAATTTATAAAAAGGAGCAGTTTTACACGGATAATTAATTAAACATATTTTATCTGAAGCATTATATGGTACAAATTTTTTATAAAATTCTAATGGTGTAATATTTTCAACAGTTTTATAAAGGTTTGTTTTTTTACCTTTTTTGTAGTATTCCCAAGTAATTTTTTTTGGAGGTTCCCCTAAAAATAAAACTAAAATTTTATAGCATTTTGATAATAATTCATTTTTTATATTATTTAGATCATTTGATTTACTTGTTTTAATTGTATGAGCGGCAGTTCTTAAAAAATCATTATAGAAATCTTTTAATTGATCACTATTTTTGCTATGATAATGATCATCCATGTTTGTTTTAGGAACTATTCCATATTTTTCTATTAAATTAACAAACATATTCCATTGACCACCGTCATTAGTTAAATTATCTAACAAGTGAATCATTTTTAAATCATTTAAATTAGTATTTTTATTTTTTATCATATAATTTAAGAAATAATTGGCTTTTTCTAATTTATCATAAAAAAATAAATAATTTTGACTAAATTCAAACTCTTTTAAATTATATTTTTTTATCATAGGAATTCTAATAACATTTAAAAAAGCAAAAAGCCAACATCTACCACTATTATGTTGATTTGTAATTTTAGTATCCACATTTATAAAATTTTTAAAAGTGCGTTTTTTATTTTGTAAATAGTCAGATTTAACAATTAAAACTTCAAAATCAGCTTTAGTATTAACATTTTTAAAAACTTTATTAGTACGCGTTTTATTGAATTTTTTTGAAAATTCATTTAATTTTTTACTTGTAATATTTTTAGAATTTTTTTGTTTCATATTATATTAATAAAAGAAATAAATAATTTATATAAGTGATAATACAAATTATTTATTTTTTTTATGTTTTTTATGTTTTTTTGATTTTTTATATTTATTTTTTTTATTATAATATCCTGCGGAATTTTTTGAATAAAAAATTAATGGACTTGGATGACGAGAAATAATTTGAGTATCTATAGTAGCGGAACTATCTGTTAAATTTGTTCCTTTTTCTAAATTTATACTAGAGAATTTAAATTTATTTTTTTTTTGTTTTTTATTTGTCATAGATCTTGTTATACGAGGATTTTGTTTAGCGGATAGTGTTTTAAATTTCTCAACTAATTTCTTGTATTTTTTAGTTTTATTATTTGGATTGAAATCATATGCATCTTTTAAAATTTTATTAATTATCTTTTCTTTTTCAGGTGTAATTTTTTTATATTTTAAAAAAATATCATAACCTATATCACCATAAAATTCTTTTATACTTTTACTATCCTGTTCAATCATAATATCAATTAATTTATTTTGATTATCTGTAAAATGATCCATATATATATAGTTATTTATTTTAATTCTTTGAGATATTTATCAAATATAAGTGATTTAATTTCTTTACAACGCAGTTCTTCATATTTTTTAGTAAATTTTTCTGGTTCAGGCCATTTAGTTTTTAATTTTTCTATTTCCTGTTCCCAAGTTAATGTTTTTTTATCATTATATTCTCTAATGTAAAATTGTTTATCTTTAAATTCTTTTATATTTTCTAATTCTAAAGCAAATAATTGTAATAATGGTTTCATAATTTGATTACTAATATAATGTCCATAATCTAATTTTAAATTATTACTTTTAATAAATTCAGGTGTTTCTATTTTTTCTCCTTGTAATGCTTTTTTATTTACATTTTTAATGTAAGCATAATTCATTCTATCGCCTGCGCCAGGTTTATTACCTTGTTCTCGTAATCCAATTCTATCGGCTAAAACTTTATGTGCGATTTGTTTGGGATTTTTATAATATCCTCTTAAAGCTTTTGTAACTAATAATTTTTCAATTGGATATTTTTCATCAATCATATTTTGTAATGATTCATTTACAAATTTAATTGATTTTGAAAGACTTTTATCTTTCATTAAGATATTTACAACACCACCATAAATATCTTTTACTATTGGTGCATTATCTCGTCGCTTTAATACATTACCCATTGATTTTAATTTACATTTTTCAGGATCTTCTTCATATAACATTCCATCATATCTTTTTTTAGATAATAAATTAAAAGGCCAAAATGTTTTTTCATATTCTAAATCATGAGGTTTTTTAAGAAACTTAGTAGCTAATTCACCAGCTTGTTTAGCTAATTCAATAGTATAAATTAATGCTTGTTTATTAATAATTCTTTTTCCATTTTTATCATGCAAATTAAATTTAAAGAATACAGAATCAGTATTATGAACTATCATATTTCCTATACCCGCAGCAAAATGATGATTTTCTGTTGTTAAATCATATACATATGTATCTTCCACATTCAATGTTTCTGTTATATTAATAATTTTTTTAACACAATCACAAGATTTTCTTTGTTTATTTTTTGTACAAGTTATTCTATATACATCCATTTTGTCTTTTCTAGTATTTATTGATGTCTTATAATCCAATGAATTTGCTAATAAACATATATGACTAGCACTTAATTGATTTTTTTGGTCTATTCTAGTATATCCATTTTTATCTTTATCACCATCAGCATCATATAATCCTTCCCAAAATGCTTCTCTAATTTCTCTATTAGAATTTAAAATAATTTCTGGAATAATTTTGGAATTTTTATAATACATTTTATTTCTATAGTTTTCTATAAATCTCGTTTTTTCACCATATTTATCACAATTGAAACATAATTTATTAACACCAGAACTTTTAATTGTATCATAAATTTTCCATTCAAAATTAGAATATACTTTTTTACATAAATTTAAATATTTTTCTAATAATTCTCCTGATGAATTATTTAAAGCCCAACTTGCTTTTTTACTAGAAGGACAATCATAACAACCACAACTACCATCACCAAAGAAGAATCCCATTATTTTAGCTTCTTCTATTGATAATGTAGATTTGTTTTCATTACTATCTAAAATAAGTGTTTTATGTAATAATTTTGTTCCAAGTTCTATATTTTTAGGAGATATCATAGTTTCATCATCTTTTAATAAAGAATGGTCATCAGTTACATCTACTAAACCTGTATGTGTTAATATTCTTAAAATATTTTTTGATGAATGAAGTTTATGACAAATTATTCTATCTAATTTAGTCCAACCATTATTTGTCCAACTTTCAATATTTTCTTTTAAATTACAATACATTTTTTCTTCTTTACCTAGTTCTAAACATTTATTCCATCCAACTCCATATTTTTCTGCTAATTCTTCAATTGTTAATGCTTCTATTTTATTATTAATTTTAATATAAATGGGCGTATATCCCATTACACTATCTCCATAAACACACTCTGCTTTAGTTTTAACAATTGAACCATCGCTTACTATAATTTCAATATTATCATAACAACCTTCAATTACATCTTTTCCATAAAATAATAATTTTCTACCTATAGCAGTACATGAGGCGGCAACATCTTTTTCATAAAAAGCACTAGTTTTTGCACCACATTGACCATATAAAGAATTAGCCGTGACTTTAATACTTAATTGTCTTTTATCATAAATATTTTTTTTAAATGGGTCTTCTTCTTTAGTCATCAATTTTTTAGTTGATTTACGTGCTCCCAATAATTCTTCTAAAATTGCAGGCATAATGGCTTTACCATCTGGAAATTGTGCGAACCTACATATTTTATATCCAACAACTTTCTTTTTTGCGGCTGATTTAGCAGTAGTTCTTAAATATTTATATGTATCATATTTAACATCTACATATTTATATTCAGATAAATTATCATAAATAAAATTGCCATCATTATCTTGTTCTCCTGTGAAATTAAGTAAGTTTCCACTTAAGTCATATTCTTTAGTCCAAACTTTACTATCGTGTGATAAATTTTCACTAATCATAGATGAAGGATATAAAGAACTATAATCTACACAAGCAACAGGGTCTTCTAAATATAAACCTGTTTTTGGAGTAAATACATGAGCACCTTCATAACCATCATCATCAAGTTCTTTTTCTATAACAGGCATTAAAGTATTTTTTTCACCGCATTTTTTAGAAACATAACTTTGTAATTTAATTCCTTGACCACGTTGAAGTAGGAAATTAAGTGGAACATCACACAAATTAGACATCTCAACTTTATCTGTAATAACATCAATTTTTAGTAATAACCAAATAACATTATCACAATCACCAATACAATATTTACCAACAGTGAATCTATCAAAATCAGATTTATTGCTTAATTCAAATATTTCTTGGACAGATACATCATCTTTAGCTAATCCCCAATTAATTTTATAATTTTTTAAATCTAATTCTTCAAGAGAATCAATTATAAAACTACTATTTTCCAAATTTATATCAATAACCTCAAATTTTTTACCTTTTTTATAACTATTAATACTATGAGAAATTTCTTCAAATTTAACATAACAACCGACAGTTAAACCAGTTAAATTTTTACTAAAGATTTGTGTAGTATTTTTTTCTTTGTCAATTGTAATATTTTTAACACTATCGCTAATAAAATAAGATGATACATAATCTAATTTATTAGAACTTAGTGTAAATTCACGTCTAAATATTACACACATATCAATAATAATTCTACCAGGCATATTAATAAAACTCAAATTATATTCACCACTTGCTAAAATGATTTTGTTTTTTGCAATATCTTCTTCACCTGTTCGCCAATCTTTATTAATACATACTTCATCTTTATTTCTTGATAATTTTAAGAAATCATGTGTGCAACCAATTTGTTTAGAACGTTTAAACATAAAATCAAAATCAAATCCATTAATATTGTATCCGGTAACAATGTGTGGATTTTCTAATTGTATAATTTTAGTAAATTCTAATAATACTCCTTTTTCAGTAGCTTTTTCAATAATTTTAACATTATTATCTCTAACCCAGTCTTTATATTTATCAGGAATTTTACATCCTCCTTTAACAATAATATATCTAATATAAGGATTATTTTCACTATAATTAATAAATGACATACCAATGAAGGTTACAATATCACCTTCTAATTCTGGATAAAATTTAGTAAGAGCTTTATTTAATTCTAATAATTTTGTTTCATATTCGCATTTATCATCTTTAATAATTTCATAAATATTAGCATCTTTATTATATTTTTTAACGCGCTTAATTTTTTTAGATTTAATAGTTTCTGTATGTTCATCTTCTTCATTATCAGACTCAGAGTCAGAATTTTCTAATTCTATTGTAAAATCTTTTCTTGTATTATCTTTAGCTGGAATATATTTTATAAAATTATCAAATATATTATTTAATTGTTCTTTTGAAATTTGTTTAAGTTTTGGATAAACTTTTGCAATATTATCCATATTATCATAACCAAAAGCAGTTGATATTTGTTTTTCAAATAAATCACAAGTATATTCTTCTTTATTTTCTAATTCATTATAAAATTCTAAAATATTAGTAGCTAATTTTTTATAGTCTTTAATTGGAACAGGAAAATCACCATGACTACTACTTGCTTCAATATCAAAACTACAAATATTATATTTAACAAAATCATCTTTATCAGCTTTCTTTATATGTTTATAACTAATAATATATTCATAAGCACAATGTGTGGTTTTTTTATTAACAGTTTTTACTTTATTACTGGGTATTAATATCCATCCAGATGGACTAATTTCTTGAATATGAAATAATTTTAATAATGGTGGAATATTTGCTTCATATAAATAACAATTAGTATTTTGATAATTATAACCATCTGGTTTTAATTCTCTATTAAAAATTCCATTCTCATAAGTATCATTATAAAACATTTTTTTAGCTTTATTAAATGCTCCATTATTAGTAAAAGAAAGTTTGACAAAAGTATGTAATTTATGATTATCAAAACCATACAATTTATGTCTTTTTATTAATTTAGATTCCGTAATAGATTCTTCATAATAGTTTCCCATTTTTTTTTTAATATGGCTTACAAATTCACATCTTGTGGATTCAGTCCAATCATCTCCTACTTTTACATAAAAGAATGGGTTAAAATCTTCAACTAAAATAGACGCAGTTTGTCCTGAAGAATTTATTCCAAACATTTGAATAATAAATTTTTTATTATCTTTATATCGGTCATAATTACTTTTATCAAAATCTGTTTGTTTACTGAAACCATCACTAACATTAAAATCATATAATTTAAATAATTTAAATTTCATAGGTATCTTTTTAGGCTCTACATCTTCTAATGTAGATGTCATTTATTATTAATATATGTTTTAGTTTAATATTTTTTACATAAATATTTTATCAATTTTAAAATATTTATACATTAATATTGTTTTTTTTTCCACATAGGATTCATAAAGGGAGTTGTATAATTTATTATATTAGATGGTTCTGTTACACAACTTTTTGCATTAGATACGTTTTGATTTCTTTTTCTTGAACGAACAAGATTAGCAAAATTAGTTGTTCTCGGAATTTTATTACTATTTAAATTATTTACACTAGGATTTTTAACAGAAATATGTTTTTGAGAATTTAATTTATCTTCAATAATTTTAACATCAGTTTTACAATCATCACTTATTTGATATTGATTTAAAAATCCTCTACCAATAATAGTATTTTTATCATAAGGTTCTATTGATAATAATGCGGGAACTTTATTTAATCCAATTAAACCTTGTATTTTTTTTCTTGATAAATTACTACCATTTTTGGCCGGAATGAAAGTAGTATTTGTAACTGAAGTTGGAGCACCTGGTAAAAGTTCAATTGCTCTAGATAAAGTATCAATACTTGGATTATTACTAATTTCAATATTATTATATGGATATTTATATTGTTCAGGTGTATTATCATCATATGGGTCATAATATATAAATATACAGTCTACATTAGTAAAATCACTTCCTCCTGGAGTTACAAAATTACTTGTTAAAATTATTTTATGAAAATTAAGTAATAAATTATTATTATAATCATTAAGTGTTTCAAATGATAAATCATTTAGATGAATACCATATAAATATTTTGCTGTTAAATATATATCTAAATTAAAATTAACATCATAATTAAATCTAAAATCATAATTTAAGATATCTAAAGGAGTATTATACAAAACATTATTTGTATTAGTTGATGTAATATTTATATCATTAAATCTAAATTTATAAGTATCATTATCGTATGAAATATCATTAATACTTGATATAAAAAATTTATTATTTTCATATTGATAACTAACATCAAAATGATTACTACTTATTTCATGATTTAATACACCTAAACTATTAAATTTATGATTATAAATATTTTGTGAAAAATCATCATCATTATATTTATGATAAAAATCTAATAGATTTAAATTTAATTGTTTTTTATTAGATTCTTCAATATTATTATATAAAATATTTGTATAATTGTAATTATATCCACTTTCTAGTAAATAATTTCTATTTATTATATCAGGATCTACATTTAAAGAATTAACCGAACTACTAAAATATATTTTATTTATATTTGTATATTTTTTTGAACTTTGATTTTCACTTGCTATTTGTTCTGAATTTAGTTCTAATTTTATTTTAGTATATAAATCATTTTGTGTTATTCCAGTTATAGAATTACCTAAAGATAAATATACCATACTATTATCTAAGCCATATGAATTAATTGTATTATTAGAATAAAAATTATTATTATAATTCAAAACTTTTGAATTTAAATAAGTAAAATTATTAGTTAAATATATTTTACCATATAATTTTGAGTAATTATCAAAACTTTTAACTACAAAAAAATTAATACATATATCATTATATCCAATATTGATTAAACTTGTATTTATTTCATAATTTAAATTTAAATTGATAGTGGTAATATTATCAAATTGATTATATATAAGTATATTATCATCTTTATAATGATAATTATTATTAAGTATAAAAGAATTTACATATGATATATCCTGATTACTTATATCATTATTAATATTTTCATAATTAAACAATTGAATAAAATTACTTACATCATAGTTTATTAAATTGTTTGATGCGAAATTATTTTGTAATCCTATATTATTTACACTTGTTTTTAAATAATTATAACAAAAATCTGTAACATTAAAATTTTGTAAATTAAAAGATAAATCTATAAAATCGGAAAATTTAAATTTATAATAATCACTATTGAAAAATGGTTTATAAAAATTAATGTTATAATTTAATCTTTTAAGATTTTTATATGTTTCACTTTGTATACCAATAATGTCAGCATCTGTATTATTAATATTCAAAGAAATATCGTTAATATTTATTTCAGATAAATCTATTATATTATTTATAGGATTAAATATATATTGATTATTATTACTAATATCATCTCTATTATCATACTTTATAAATAAAATTCTTGGACTCTTAAAATCATTATCTTTATGTATAAATTTTATATTATGAATTAAATTTTGTTGCGTTAATAACGTTATAGTTCGTCTATTATCGTCATTAATTTTTCCTGAAAAAATTACTCTATTTTTAAATACTTCATTTGAAAAATTATCTCGATAAAATACATTATTATTTTCATCAAATTGATAGGAATTATTTCCTGTTACTAGTTCTCTAGGTAACCAAGTTTTAATATTTAGTTGTGTCCCAATATTTGTCTTTGTTTCATTGTAGTTTGGTGAAATAGTTATAAAATGTGTTCTACTTACATCATTTATATTTGTATAGACCATATTTATTATTAATTATATATAATCAATAATAAATAATTAGCAATCTTTATGTATTTGTCTTTAATTCGTTAAAGGGTCTGTTTCATCAAAATACCATTGTTGAGATAAGTAGTATGGTTTTGATTTTTTTATACTTGTATTTTCTGACATAGTAAGGTCTGGTCCTTCTGATGTAGTTTTAAATATTTCAAAAGTTCCAATTGCATAATTATAATATCTTAAATTAGATAAATTACCCGCAAATCCACCATTTAAATTAATATATATATTATCATAATTTTGTTTAACTATATTACTTAATTTATGTCTTTTTGTTAAAGTCCCATTTATGTATATGTCTACTATATTTTGTCCTGTTACTCTAATTATTACATTTACCCATTTTTTTATAGGTATACCATCTACATATATATCATCAAAATATTTATATGGATTTATTTCATCCTCATTATCATGGTAAACATTCATTCTAACTAACATTCCTAATACTGGATATTTTTCTAATAAATTATCTGAAATATTTTTTTTACCTGTATATAAATAAACTCCTGGTGCATTATTTGGACCGTAAACTCCATCTAAATTTGTATCTGATGTGGATGTTGAACCTTTATGGAACACGTGTTTAAAATCTTTTTGTTCATTATAAACTAAATCATTTACATACATCCAAAATGAATAAGTAAATTCTACCCCATCATATTGATTTTTACTTCTGTATACTGGTTTTGCATTTTTATCGGCTACAGATTGAGGAATTGTCATTGTTTGTGTTGCGTCTTTCATTCCTTTTAATATAAATGGGTTTTCGGGAGGAGTTAAAGCATACATAATAATTCTACTAAATACCCAAAATAGAAATACAAATAATATTATAACTAATAATAAAAATGTTGCTTTTGCTATCAAAGTATTTGAATTTAAAAATTCATTTGATGAAGAAACTAAATTTTCCGTTCCATAGGGTGTTAATGATACTATTTTTTTTTTGGCATCTCCTAAAAAGTTATTTACGTTTTCCATTATTATTATATTTATATTATAATTTTATAATTTTTTTTTCAAACTACATACATTTTTATCTTTAAATGGTTTCATTACTTTAATTTATTTTAATCATAACAATTTTTAAAAAATATGTTTAATAATTGTTATCATTATGGTTAGACAACAAAGGACCCTCTCTCTTTGTTATATTCCAAAAAACTTATTTTCAATCCATATTTGCTATAAAGTGATTTCGCCAAAGATGCACTAATACCTTCCTTATAAATATTATATGCTTCTTGTGGATTAATTCCACGAGGTTGATATCTAATTCTTGTTATAAAACCTTCAAAACCAATATTTGGGTCTCCTAAATTTCCAAGATATAAATTCTTATTTTTATTGTTTTCCATTTTATTTTTGTAAATTCCATGTAATATAAATGAATTTCTTAATTTACCATCTAAATATACATCTAATGTTTTTGTATCAACTGAGATTGTTAAATTATTCCATTTTTGAACAGGTATATTTTTTAGTAAATATCTTGTGAAACTTGTTTTATCATTTGAATCCGGTGTTTCTGAATATGTTTCTATATCTATAAATAAATTATTTTCATATTTATCTAAACCTATATTTAGGTTTTTGTAAGGAACATTGGCCGGTGATAATGCTTCATGCGTAGAACTCATTCCTACTAAATTATCTTGTAATTCTGGAACTGTTCTTGAATTTGATTTAGTCGATGCATATAAAATATTTTTTTCATTCGCAATAGAATTTCCCCAATTATCTATATAAAACCATATACTTAACATAAAATTCGATGTATTGTTTTCATTAAAATCTTTATTGGTAATTATATTTTTATTTGAGAATAAATATGAAGATACTATTGAATCTGGTTCTTGAGTATCTGCTAAAAGATTAGCATCCAACATTAAATCATAAATTATATCTGTTACAAAGAAAAATCTTGTTAATAAAAACAAAACTATTAAAACTAATACAGTTATAATGATTATATTTGATATGTTCATTATTTAATATAAAGTAATATAATATTTTTTACTATATTATTTTATATTTTTTACTATATTATTTTATATTTTTTACTACATTATTTTACTACATTATTTAATGAATCTTTTATTAAATCTATTTCTGCTTCTCCTGGTTTTATAGTTAAATCATACATAAATTCTATATCACTTGATGGTCTTGGTGTTTCGTAATAATAAATTTCCTTAATACTTCCATGTATTCCATTATCTTCGCCTATAGTAATTTTATCATCATCAAAATAAGGCGGTACATTATTTTTTGAACCTACTAATTTACCATCTATAAATACATCTATTATATTATTTTGATAATTTATTGTTATAAACATCCATTTTTGATATTTTATATTTTTTGTTTTATAAATTGTATCTAATTGACTTCCTTCACTTGTTTGAGATTTAGATTTTATTATTAAATTTCTACTTTTTCCATCATATAATATAGCTGGTTTATTTGCATAATTAAATAATTCTGTTTCTCTTGTATATGCTATACTTGTATTTTCTGGTTGCGGATTTAAATAAAGATAAAAACTTATACTATATGTATATTTATATTCTAATTTATTTTTACCTAAATATCCTATTAATGCTTTAATATTAAATTCTTGTTCTGGACTTTCATCTAATAAACTATATGTAGTTCCTGGTTTAATTATTTTATTTGTTGTAGATTTAAAATTTTTACTAAAATCTTGATATTTTCCAATTGTTCTTTTCTCATCTAAATAATATGGTCCTTTACCAGATAACAAATCATGTTTATTCAGATTTGCTACTAATTGAAACAATAATGGTAATCCTATAAATGATAATACTAAAAATAATAATATTATAAATAATAGATATATTGAACTTGGTGTTGCTTTTATATCCTTATTTATTTCATCTACTATTATTACTAATAAACAAGGTAAAAACATTATAAAATTTTTAATTAAACATAGTAATTTATTTAATGGATTTATATCACTGTTATCGCAATCACCTAATTGTGTTTCTAATAATTTTGCTACTATTGATAATATTGAGATTCCAATTAATATTCCAATAAATATTTTTGTTCCAAAATATAAATATTGATATCTATTATATCCATTGTATATTGTAACTATCAAATAAATTACTAATAAAATTAATCCTATATAAAATCCTGAAAATTTTAGTAAATTTTTAATTGGATTTTTAATAGTATTATTAAAATGTTCTATATTAAAAACTTTTTTCTTTTCATCTTGTCCGTATTTATTTTTTTCATTTTTATCTTTTACAAGTTTCTTATTATCTTTTGAATAAATGTTTTCAATAGCTTCTTTTAAATTTGGACCTTTTACAGCAAAACCTTTATTATTTTCCTGTTCATTTCTATATACAAAAAAATAAAAAAAACTTAATAAAATTCCACCAACAGATAATATTATTAATTGAGTATTTTTTTCTGGAACTTTTGATAAATTTATTAATATTACTAATAAAATAAAAACTAAAGTTAATAAAATAGAAATATAATATTTATATTTCTTAGAATTTACTATTATATCTAATATACTTGCTAATTGTTCTTCTATATATTTTTTTAAATCTACTAATTTATTAAATAAATTTCCAGATACTTTACTTAATTTTTCTGAAATGTCTTTAGAACTCATGATTATATTAATTATATATTATATATTAAATTATTTTAATTATAAATTTTCTAAAGCAGTTTTTTTACCATGACAATCTCTACATAATGCTTCTAAATTATCTACGTTGTTTGAACCACCATATTCTAATTTTGTTACATGATCCACTTCAAACCATGCTGGTAATTTTATTCCACAATGTTTACATTGCCAATTTTGAGATGATGCAACATACTTCTTTTTTGTTTCACTTACCGAACGTTTTGTTGATTTTGAACTATTTAGAATTTTTTTTTGTTGTGATGTTAAATTACTATATTGATTTTGGCTATTTGGTGTATAATTTGAGTTTATTGAATCTCCTATTGTTTTTCCTGTAAAATCTATAATTGGTGCTAACATTGATGTTGTTTGTCTATCAACTGGTAAATATTTTATATATCCATTTGCATTATTAAAAAATTCTTTGGCATTTTGAGGACTTCTTTTTAAATAAAAATATACACATAATCCTACAAATCCTATTATAGCCATTTTATAATATTTACTATAAGATTTGATTTTTGCTAAAATTTTACCTTCATAATATATATTTGCTATAAAAATTAATACAATAATACCTATAAATAGTTCTAATTTCATAATTTATATAATTAGTATATAATAATTATATAAAAATAAAGTTTTTATTTTTTTTATTACTTCTTCTTTCTCGTAGTTTGTTTGTCGCTCATTGTTTCTCGTCTCGATCGATACTTATTTTTTGAGAAGATTTTTTTATTGAATAATGTTTATAATTCACTGGTGCTGTTCGTAATCAGCTATATGCTCTTCTTTGTTTTTGTACTCATGTTCGCGATTTCTAATTAGGTATAATATTATATTTACAATTTTATTTATTGCTAAAATGTAAAAAAGTGATAATAGATATTAATAAAATAATAACTGATATAAATATATATTTGTGTTTATTCTTGCGTTCTTCTTTTTTTTTTACATCTTTTGGTTTATAATCTTCATAAAATGCATCCATTGCTTCATAATATCCCATTTCGGGTTTACCCAAAAAAATATTTATTTTATTATGAATAAACCATACCCATTTTATTAAACTTTCTTTAGTTGATAAATATGATTGTGGTGGATAACTATCTAAAAATTTAGAAAAAGTATTACCCATATTTTCATTTGGTAAAAAAAGAGGAAAATTCATTAATAAATCATAATATTTTCTCTTAGTAACTTCATTAGGATGATTAGGATAAGTTAATGCTATTGTGTAAAGAAATTTCCAATATAAAGGACCCCAAACTTTTTCATCTAAATATGTAATCATAATTTATTTATAAATATATTTTTTTATCATTATATCAAACTTAATTTTTATGTTAAAAATTAATTATTCAAAATCTGGGTTCCATTTATTTTCTCCATTTATAAATTCTCTCAAATATTCATTTATTTCTTCATCTTTTGTTCTACATTTTGAATGTTCAAAATCAATAATCCATAAATTATCACTTTTATCTAACATAAAATTATACCCAGTAATATCAATATATTCAACCAAATAACTATTAACTTGTCTAATAAATTTTCTAATAGTATCTATTGTTTTAACTGGTATATTTTCTATATCTTCTCCATAAATATTAGCCAAGTTATCTCCACAAATTTTTTGCATAGTTAATTCTTTTTTATCTTCATTATAGTTAAATATTCTGGGTATTTTTATATTTATACATGTGTCTTTATTTTTATTTAAACTTTTTAGTAGAAAATAGCACCATTCTTGTATGAAATATTCTTGGTGTGATACATTTTGTTTTTTGTATCTATATTTCATATTTACATATTGATATTATTAAATTAATAATATCAATTTTATTTTTACATATTTTATGTATTCTCTCCGCGCAATTTATTAACATTAATTTTTTAAAATTGATATTAATTATTATAATTAATATCATAATAATTAAAATGAATGATTTACCAACTGAAATATGGGATATTGTTGTTAAACAAAACAACGAAACCATATATGATAAAGCCAACGAACTTACATTAAAAGAATTAAATGATGCTATGTATAAAATACAAAATATTTATGAGAGAAAAAGGATTGATTATAAAAATTTAATGAAAAAATATATAGGAGATATTGTTAAAATTAAATATATAGATATAAGAAATTATCCTTATAAGAAAGAAGTTAAAGAAGATTTATTTCTTATTAACAAATGTTGTGATAGCTCTATTAAAGTTATATATGTTTATCAAATACAAGATAATATTTATAATGAAACATCATTAGGTTTTTATACTACAATTGTTCCACAAAAAGATTATTCTGTCTCATTTTATATTTCATATAAAAATATATTAAATTACGAAATTATATCTTATAAAAAAGATATTGATAAAAAAAGAAGAGATTTTATTTATAATATTGGTGATTATGTATCATTTTATTTGTATAGTGATTGTTATTTTTGGGATATGGATTTAGAAAATGGTAAAATAGAGAAAATTTCTAATAACTATTGTTATATTACACGATGGGGGGTAAATCCCAAATTACATAGAGTTCCCAAACATCATATTATTAGGAAACATACACTAATTTAGAGCAAGTTTGTAATACTCATCAGCATCATCTTTATTTTTAATATTATCATTTTTTACATTTTCTATTATATAATCTTTCACTTGATTTCCTATTTCTTCTGTTTTTACAGATTTAGACCATCTATCGCCATTTTTTAAAGTTACTCTTACTCTCCAACTATTTTTACAAATAATAACTGAACCTTTTGGGTCTTTTTTAATTTCTAATTGTGTAATAGGTAATTTATTTTTTATCTCATTATTTCTATCATTTAACCACTTTTCTACTTTTTCTTTATCATTATCATAATAGTTATAATTACCTCCCATATGTCTTAATCTTGCTTCCCAAGCAATAATTTTTGTTTTATCTATTTCACTATATCTTGGTCTAATATAACCAGAATTTTCTTTTTTTGTATTTACTGCTTGGGTATTTTCCACGTGAGACATCCACATCAAATTTCCAATAGTATTATTTAAAGGATTATTATCTTTATGATGAACATCACTATAATTATTTGGATTTGGAATAAATGCTTTTGCAACTAATTTATGAAGTGTTGGATAATATTTATTATTATTTTCACATAAATTAATTTTATTATAACCACAACCAAATTTATCTACTACTTTAGTGAATGATGGTTTTAAATATTGATTAGTTTTATTATTTATAACTCTTCCTTCTGTTGATACAGAATAATTCCAACCTTCTATTTTTTTCCAATATTCAGTATTAATCGCTTCCCATAATTCATCTTGATTTTCTTCCCAATATTTAATTTCTGCGTGAACCATTTTATAATTCTAAACGTATAATTTTTAAATATTAATCAATTAAAAAATTATTTTTTTAAAAATTTAAATTATTACGAGAGAGATTTATACAAAAGTATATAAAAACATAACAATAAAATATATAGTTGAAAAATGAATAATAAGAAACATACATTTTGTAATAATTGTGGTAAGCTCGGTCATTTATTTCATCAATGCAAAATTCCCATTACGTCAATAGGTGTGATAGTAATAAGAAAAAATAATAATAATACAGAAGTATTATTAATTAGAAGAAAAGATAGTTTGGCATTTGTGGACTTTATGAGAGGAAAATATAATTTGGAAGATAAACTATATTTAATAAATTTATTTGATAAAATGACTGTAGGCGAGAGAGAATTTATATTAAATAGTGAATTTGAAGAATTATGGAATTATTTATGGGGAACAAATATAACTAATCAATATAAAAATGAGGAAAAAAGTTCAAAATATAAATTTAACCAGTTAATAAATGGAATAAAATTAAGCAATGATTCATATAGTTTAGAAGATATAATTAATTCTTGTACTGAAAATTATATAGAACCAGAATGGGGATTTCCAAAAGGAAGAAGAAATTATCAAGAAAGAGATATGATATGTGGTTTAAGAGAATTTGAGGAAGAAACTGGATATGATAAAAATGATTTAATAAATATAACTAATATTTTACCATTAGAAGAAATTTTTACAGGTTCTAATTACAAATCATATAAACATAAATACTTTTTAGGATATATAAATAATACAGATGAACCAAAAAAAGATTTTCAATTATTTGAAATAAGTAAAATTGAATGGGTTAACATAAATGATACAGATAAATATATAAGAAAATATAATATTGAAAAAAAAAATATTTTAATTGAATTAAATAAATTATTAAAAACTTATAAACTATATATTTAATATATAATGAGTAACACTCAAGAAGTAGAATTAAATCAAGGTATAGAAGAAAAAATAGATAAATCAAAATTATTAATAGATGATATAGATAATAAAAATTTAAATAATAACATTGATGATGAAGAGGAAAAAGAAGAAAAAGAAGAGGAAGAGGAAGAAGAGGAAGAACAAGGCGAAGAAGAAGCCGAAGAACAAGGCGAAGAACAAGGCGAAGAAGAAGCTGAAGAAGAATCTGAAGAAGAAGCCGAAGAAGAATCTGAAGAAGAAGCCGAAGAAGAAGCCGAAGAAGAATCTGAAGAAGAAGCCGAAGAAGAAGCCGAAGAAGAATCTGAAGAAGAAGCCGAAAAAGAAGCCGAAGAAAAAGAGGAAGAGGAAGAAGTAATTGGTAATAAAAATACAGAATTGCATAATTTATTTAAAAATAATATAAATAATTTTAATTTTGATAAAGATTTATTATATAAAACTCAAGATAACTTACACAATAAGAAGGATGTCCAATATTTTTTAAATGCAGTAGAATTATTAAATCATAAATTAATAAATGAAAATTCAAATGAAATAATAGAGAAAGATGGAAAGACTTATAGGATGGATTATTTATATCCTAATTTAGATGATAAATTTTTAAATTTCAAAATTAGTAAGAAGAAAGAATTTAGTGAATATAAACAGAAAGTAAATATAAATAAAAATATAGAAGAAGAAAGTGAAAAATTGTGTAATAAAGATTTTGAGTTGGTACCACATCAAAATTTTGTAAAAAATTTTTTATCAGAATATACACCATATAATGGAATTTTATTATATCATGGTTTAGGAACAGGAAAAACTTGTTCTGCAATAGGAATAGCAGAAGAGACAAGAAGATATATGAAATATAATGGATTTGAAAAACAAATATTAATAATAGCATCGCCGAATGTTCAAATAAATTTTAGATTACAATTATTTGATGAAAACAAATTAGAGAATATAAATGACAGATGGGTAATAAATAATTGTGCAGGTCAAAATATATTAGATGAAATAAATTCTTTACAATCAAAAATTCCAAGAAATAAAGTAATAAAATTGGTAGATAATATTATAAATAATTATTATAATTTTTTAGGATATATAGAATTTGCAAATTTAATAATAAAACTTTCAAATATAAATAATATTTTAAAAGAAAATCCAAAAATTTCAAAAAAGAAACAGAAGTTATTAATAAAAAATAAATTAGAAAAATTTTTTGGAAATAGATTAATAATAGTAGATGAAATACATAATATAAGAGATACAAAAGATAATAGTAATAAATTGGTAGCAAAACAATTTGATAATCTAGTAAAAAATGTAGATAATATGAAATTAGTATTTTTATCAGCGACGCCTATGTTCAACGATTATAAAGAGATAATATTTTTAATAAATTTATTAAATGCGAATGATAATCGTAGTTTAATAGAAGTAAAAGATGTGTTTAATATTGATGGGTCGTTTGTTACAGACGAGAATGATAATGAAGTGGGTAAAGATTTGTTAAAAAGAAAATTAAATGGTTATGTAAGTTATGTAAAAGGAGATAATCCATTTATATTTCCATATAGAATATTACCAGAATTATTTGAAAATAGTAGAAGTATAAAAAATATAGAATATCCAATATATAATATAAAAGGCAACAGATTAGAAGAAGATACAAAAATATCATTATTTGATATATATTTATTAAACTTGTCTGAATATCAAGAGAAAGTTTATAATTATATAATAAACAATACAGAATATAGTGGAGAAAATGATTCTTATAAATATACATTATTATTAAAACCAATAGAAGCATTAAATATAGTATACCCAAATCCTAGTTTAGAATCAAGTTCTTTGGATGAAGCAAATTCATTAAAAATAGATATAAAAAATTTAGTAGGTAAGAGTGGTTTATCAAATATTATGACTTATGAAGAAAATGTAAAAACAGGATATAGATATAATTATAGATTTAAAGATGAAAAAAGTCCAAATATATTTTTAAGAGAGAATATAAAAAAATATAGTTCAAAAATTTCAAATATAATAGATTCAATAGAAAATTCGAAAGGTCCAATAATAATATATTCACAATTTATTGATGGTGGATTAATACCATTGGCGTTAGCATTAGAATCATATGGATTTAAAAGATACGGCGATTCAAGTTCATTATTAGAAAAGTCCCCAGTAGAGGAATTAGATATTTATTCATATAAACCTAAATCACAAGCATTAAAAGAAAATGATAAATTTACATGTGCGAACTATATAATGATAACAGGTGATAAAATAATATCTCCAAATAAAGAAGAAGAGTTGAAAGCTTGTAATGATACAAATAATTTGAATGGTGAAATTATAAAAGTAATATTAATTTCAAGCGCGGGAAGTGAAGGTTTAGATTTTAAATATATAAGACAAATTCACATAATGGAGCCATGGTATAATATAAATAGAATAGAACAAATATTAGGACGAGGTGTAAGAACTTGTAGCCATAAAGATTTATCATTATTTGAAAGAAATGTATTAATATTTATGTATGCTTCATTATTATCAAATAATACAATTGAAACTGTAGATTTATTAATATATAGAAAAGCAGAAGATAAAGCAAAATTGATAGGAAATATAACAAAAATATTAAAAGAAACAAGTATAGATTGTCATTTAAATTCAACTTTATCTGCTTTTAATGAAGATAAATTTTCTAAACTAATAGATAATGAATTAGAATTAAAATTATCAAATAATAAAATTATAAAATATAAAATAGGTAATAAACCTTTCACAGCATTATGTGATTATATGGAAAGTTGTGAATATAAATGTAGTCCAGATATAGATGGTTATACTTTAAAAGATGACGAAGAAGATAATTTAAATACTTATAATGATAGTTATTTAGAAACAACAAATAGTAAAATAATAAAACTCATAAAAGATTTATACAAAGAAAGTTATTTTTATAGTAAAGAAGAAATAATAACTTATATAAATATTAATGAAGAATTTTCTTTATTGGCTGTTAATAATGCATTAGATGAATTAGTAAATAATAAACTGCAAACATTAACAGATAAATATAATAGAGTAGGACATTTAATAAATTTAGATCAATTATATATTTATCAACCATTAGAATTAGATTATGAAAATACATCAATATTTAATAGAAGTATTAGTATGAAAGGAATAGATAATGCTTTAAATTATGAAGTTCCAGATATAATAAATAATTATAAAGAAAAAAAACGACCAGAAAAAGATAAAAGTTTTAAAATAGGTGAGAATATATTAAAAGATATGTTATATAATTATTCAAATATTATGGAAGGTAATGTAAATTTTGTAAAAAAAATAACAAATAGTAAATATAATTTACTGGCATTTGTAATAAATTTTAATAATAAAAATGATAATATTTTAAACTATGATTTGGAATTATTAAAAGATATAATTTTATATATTTTAATTGATAATCTAGATATAAATTCTTATATAGCGATTTTTGAATATATATATAATACATATGAAGATTATTTAGCGAGTAACTCGGAATATAAAGATATAGTATTACGAATTTATAATTATTTAAATAAAAATTTATTACAAGTAAATCATAAAGGTAAAATTCTAAAAGGAATTATTGTTCCTTATCCAAGTGATTATGATAAATTTAGTTTATTTATATTAAATAAAGATGATAAAGTAAGTTTAATCCCAGGAGAGCAATTGGATTATAATAGATTAAATGATGTGATAAAATCTAAATATGTAATAGATAAATCATTATATCCAACATCTATGGGATTTATTGATAGTCATAAAAATTCAGATTTTTATGATTTAAAAATAATACATTTTTATTATGATAAAAAAACATATTCAAACGGAAGAATATGTAATAATTTTCATACAATTGAAGATAAATATAATAAATTTATGCATGAATTTATGACAAAAGAAATTTATGATAATTTAAATAAAAAATATAAACTAGGTAAATATATTTGTGTAATAGCCGAATTATATTTTAGATATTTCGATTTAATAAATAAAGATAATAAAAAATGGTTTATGTCTATGAATCATGGTTTAATAAATGATAAAATAAAGATTTCAAAAGAAAAGTGATATAAATAAAATATTAATTAATTTTTATAATTAATATTTTTGAATAAATTAAAATTGAATAAATTAAAGATATATTTATATATTAATATTAGAGATGAGTATAAGTAAAATTTATACAAAAGTATTATTAAAAGATAAAATATTAATAAATTTTAAAAATATTAATGGAAATATTTATAATACATTAGAAAAAATAATTAAAAAAAAAGTAGAAGGAATTTGTATAGATGAAGGTTTTGTAAAACCTAATTCTGTTAAATTGATTACTTATTCTTCGGGTGAATTATTTGCAAATAATGTTTTATTTGATATAATATATGAGTGTTACGTAGCAAATACGGTAGATTCCATGACATTTGATTGTATTGTAAAATCAATAACAAAAGTAGGAATAAGGGCAGAAATAAATGAAGATGTTAGTCCATTTGTAATATTTATAGCAAGAGATCATCATTATGATAATGAATTATTTTCAAAAATAAATATAAATGATATTATAAATGTTCGTGTATTGGGTCAAAGGTTTGAATTAAATAATAAATTTATTTCGGTTATAGCAGAGTTATTAGATAAAAATAATTATAAAACACAAAAAACAGATTTAGAAGATGTAAGTTCATTGGTTGGGGGGGAAAAAATAAAATTACCAAAATCAAGAAGAAAAAAAATAAAATCCTCATAAATATTATATGTGGGAATTAAATCCAAATACTTTATTAAATTGGATAACAGCTTATACATTATTTGAGATACCTTTAGCATTATTTTATTATTTTATAAGTAAAAAAGGTAATGTTGTAAGAGATTGGTATTCAAATAAAACAATAAATATTTGGAATGTATTGGCTCAAGATTTTTTTTATGCATTTTGTGGAATAATAATAGCATTAAAATTATTTAATTATTTTGATTTATCAAAAAATATATTTATATTTTTACTTATTGTAGTAGGAGTTCAAATAATAGGTGATAGTTTATTTGCTTCTATAATATATTTTTGGCCTAGAAAATATGATACAAAATGGACAAAATATTTTAAAAATTATATAGAAAAAGCGGGACCAAATGCTTTAATTGGAGATGCTATATATGTAATAACTTGGAGTTTAACATATTTATTTGTAACAAAAAATATACTATCATTTGATAATAAAATATTTATAATATTTTTATTTTTATTTTTAATATCTGCTTATAGTGAAAAATAATGTCGTGAGCTCGCACTTAAAGAAACCTATGGTTTCCTTAAACCTTCCTACGTTAAATTGTGGTTTGCGAAGCAAACCACCTGTTAATATACGTGGGTTTTAGGGAG